AAGTTTAACCGTAGGTGTAGACAATCCAGGCGGAGGTGTTGACTTCTTCCTAACATTTACACTAGCAGCGCCGGATGCAGCAGTAAGTGCTACAGGTTATATTATTACAGGACAAACAACATTTACATCAAACCCACTAGCAATTACAATTAGCGGTTACTAAGGAGAAACAATGTCTGAGAAGTATTACCAATTAGGTACTCATACTGCCGAACAATTCCATGAGATACATGACTTACTTTGCCAGACTACAAGCGGAGTTGCAAATATTCCAGACAGATTGTGTACCTGCTACGATGAAAAAACTCATTCGCCTACTCGCGGAACTTTTATGCTTACTGACGAAGAAGCTACACAATTAAAAAACGATGCTCGTATTGCGTGGTTAAACATAGACTATACATTATATCCAGACAATTATAGACCACCACCCGAAGAATTACAATCAACTAGTGTTCCTACTCTTACTAGACTACAAAGCACAGTAAAAGTGTATAGAGAACACGAAACTTCAGATACACTGCCAGGCACACCTGATGCAACAGATGTGAACAGAGCTCCGTGGAGTCTAATACGTCATGCCCAAAAACTTGATCCTTGGGTAGATCAAGGCCAAGCAGATAATTATGTATTTGAGTCAACTTTGACACAATACGGTGATGGAGCCGATGTTGATGTTATTGTAGCAGACGATGGTGCAGGTTGGATTGGTCATCCTGAATTCCAAAATAACTGCATAGATAGTCCAGATCCTGACGGTTATACAGGCGGTAATGTACTACCAGGAAATGGAACTTGTGATGTACTAGATTTGGTGTTAGACGCACCTTATTATTTAGATCCAGATTTCTTCGATGCAGATCCGGCCGGTAGACTAGAAACACGTTGGGATGGTACAACTGTTCCTGTTGAAAGTGTAGCAAGAGCATGGTGGACAGGAACTAATAACCGTAGTAGTGTATTCAATGCAAAATATCCTAGTGCCGGTGCTATACCTTTTATTACAAGCTCTTACACACGTAGTAACTGTAACGGTAGTAATACAGCACAAAGCAGCGTAGGCACCCACTGTACGCCCTGTATGGCGCTTACATACGGTAGAACACAAGGGTGGGCATACAACGCAAACAAATGGGCATTAAACTTGTATGGCACATATGGCAGTGACATTGAATACGGGTTTGATATACAAAAAATATTCCATCAAACAAAACCTGTAAATCCAAAGTACGGTACAAAAGATCCAACAGTGAGTTCAAACAGTTGGGGATATAGAGCAACCAAAGCAGGCGGCACCAACTACTATCATTTTAGAGGTGGGGCGGCTGTATCTTATACTAGTGAACCTGCGTTTATTTCACACATGGGCATAACAGGTGACGGTGGACGTTGGAAAAGCGAAATGAAAACCAACTCTATTACAACTGCATTAGATGAACTAATTGATAGCGGAGTATTGTTTGTTTGTGCTGCTGGTAACAGTAATCAAAAACAAACCAATTACGGACACCAAGATTTTGATAATTATATTTCAACCAGTCCTACTGATTCATTAGAAGACAGCAGTTATTCCGAATTCGGAATAGAAGTTACAGGTACAACAAATAGACGTGGATTTCCACAACAAGGCGGTAGAGCTGTTGATCCTGTAACAGGGGAAATTACTTACAAAACAATAAACATAGGTGCATTAGATGACGATTATGCAACAGGTAACATAGAAAGAAAAGTAAATTACAGTGATAGAGGCGAAGGCATCGATGCATACTTTGCAGCAGATGGTATATTGGCAGCAAACAGAGCATACACCAGTGAAGGTATATATCCTGTTGTATATCCTGGATTTACTGCTAACAGCGGCAGTGGTAGTGGCATTCCAGAAGATTGTGCATTTGGCGGAACAAGTGCAGCATGTCCTGTAGGTGCTGGATTTATTGCTACACTAGTTGGGCTAAATCGTGCTTGGACATACAGTGATGTAAAAACTTATTTTGCTAATTTAGATGACCAAGATGCAAGCGTATTTTACTATGGTACAGAATCTACAAGTGCTACAGATAGTAACTGGAATGATTATAACAGTTTGGAAGGCGGGCCAGCTAAGGTAGGATACCAAGATCCAGCAGCAATAACACAAACTACATTCCCTAAACGTGCTGCAAATATTGGCACTGGTTTAAATTTATCTGGACTTAGTATAAATCGTGTAAACAGGTTCGATAGAGGTAGATAAAAAGTTACAAAACTGTAACTTTTATTTCTTCTTTTGGAATACTAGGAAATTTTATAGAATTATCTGCATGGTGAACTTTTCTATTGACACTTGTATTTTTGTGCCCTACACCCATCATAAGAACAATATCATCTGAAGTGCCTAAAATATCTTTGATAGCATTTCCGTCGAAACAAGCACAGCATCCTGTACTATATCCTAATATATTACTAGTTAAATTTAAAAATCCAGATGCAATGCCTGTTGCCATGTGCAAATCACGTAAGACCGTATTTTCTTTGTCTCCATATTTTCCTTGTTTTATTACAATACGATCTGAATTTTCTGTATTGTCAGTAAACACAAAAAGAATATTTGCTAATGTTTGGCTGTTAGTAACAGTTTTTTTATCATCAATTAGATAAAACCCAGATGTATGTTCATGAATACGTTCTATAATATTTCTATCTGTAATAGCATAAACACTGTAAAATGCACTGTTTTGTTTACTTGGGCATTGTGTTACAGAATGAATTAGTAATTCTAAATCTTCTTCTGGTATTTCCTTTGACAAATCCCAGTTACGTTGACAATGTTGTCCTCTAATAATTGCTTTTTTGATATCTGTACGAGTAAGTTCCATTGTACCCTCCTATAATGTATTTATTATATTTTACGTTTGGGAATCTTACTATCTGCACTACTAACACAACTTTCTGTCATGCAAGGCATAGGCTTATCAAATAACTTAAATCCTGTTTCAATGTTTCCTAAAGGTACATCATGACAACTGTAAGAGCGTTTAATGCTACCATCAGGTTCACGTATAATTATACCCTGATAACCGGCATTACAACTCCAGCCTTTAAATTTATTAAAGTTAAATGCATTAAAGCGTTCGGCTTGATCCATGTACCACGGATTGCCGTTTGAATCTCTAAACTCTACTTGAAAATGCCAAGGCACACTTGCATCAGGTTTATGCATTGCATCAGCAGGTATTTCAAACTTTGGCTTTGGACGTTCACTCCATACACGTTTACTTTCTGTATATGCACGTTGTGGCATGCCATTCCAAAGTCGCTTTAAGTCTTCTTCTTTGTATCCTTCAACGATTCTCGATGCCGTAGGGTCGGACTGCGGTTTAAGGGTGACGTTGATACCTTGCTCATGAAAGAACAAAGCGTTTTCCCAATCACGTTCAAACCAGTCCGGAACCATAACCATATTGATCGTAATTTGTACATCATGCTCCTGACACAGTATCAGCTTGTCTGCAAAGTCTTGCATTTTTTCTTTAGTATTTAAGTGTTCTGTGTGAAGGCTTGCTGTAATACTTGCTCTATGGAATGGCTTTACACGTTCTACATAGTCCTCAAACCAACTCATAGGACGACTACAGTTTGATGTCATATGAACAGAGGTATAATTAGTGTTATCCACATCATCAGCAAGATGCTGTAAAATATCCAAGTATCCTGGATGAAAAGTAGGCTCGCCCCCAGACAAACTAAAATGAAAAGAATTAAATCCGTTGCCACGTGCCTGCCTTTTTATTTCATCAATTGTTCGTAAACATAATTCTGTTGGACGGTGGTCTTTTCTGTCGCTACGAGCGTAGGGCCAACAATAGCTGCAACGATAATTGCAAAACCTGCCAAGAAGCCAACTAACAGTAAAAATATCTCTATAAAGCAGAGTACGTTGTCCGACTTGAACAATGTCATCAAAGGGAATTTTAGTAAAGTCATAATTTGACCATTTTAAATCTTCAGTCATACTATTATTATATACTTGAAGAAGTACAAAGTCAATGTAAAACTGACTTTATACTATTTTTTTATATATACGAAACTTCAATAGTTTCCTTTTTGCGTGTTGGAAAAACTAAACCGCTTTTTTCGTGCAATCTACGATTTCTTGTTTCATCTTTAAAACCAATACCTTGCATCATAGCAGGACCGTTTTCTAAACCTAGATAATCTCTAATCTCATCTTTTAAGAAACATTGACAGCATCCTGTGTTGTACCCTAATATCGATGCTGTTAGATTTACATAACCACTTGCAATACCTATTGCCGTAGCCCTGTCTCTCTTAAATACTTCAATATCAGATTCGTCTGCTGTTGCCCATTTTTTAACACCTTTTTGGCTTAAAGAATTTAATGTGAGTTCCTCATATAAAAATAAAACATTAGCCAAAACTTGGCTATTAGTTGTAGGCACTAAAATTCCATTTTTATCTGCTGCATGTGTTCCTGGCGAAAGCTCATGAAGTTTTTCAATTGTTTGTCTGTCTGTAATTACATGCAATTTATAGAATGCAATATTTTGTTTACTTGGACAATTCGTAGCGGCATGTACAAGAATCTCAATATCATCTGCAGGCACTTCCTGAGATAGATCAAAATTCCTTTGGCAATGTTGGCTTTTAAGAACTGCTTTTTTAATATCTGTATACAATGTAGTTCTCCTTTCGTTGTATAGTATTTATGTGTCAAATTACTAATTTACGAGGTATATCTTTAGGAAAAGACGAACTTTTAAATTTTCCATCAGTATGTAATGTGTGGTCATCATATAATGGATACCCTACCCCGAGCATTACCTGTAAATGTTTTGGATTTATATTATACGGTTCTAAAAATTCAACAGGAAGGGCACCAAAATCAAAACAACGGCAAAATCCTGTACGCATGCCTATTGTATTTGCTGCAATACCAATAGCACTAGCTGCTAGACCAATTTCTAAATTTGTACAACGTATCCAAAATTCATCAGGTGGTGGATCTCCACGTTCTCTTTTTAATCTGTCTTCTGAAACTCTAGTTTCTGGTTTTATAAAAAAAAGAAAAAGTAAATTGGCATCAGTTTGAGGATTTTGTATTCTGCCATTTTCTAGCTCGGCTAATGTGGAGGCAGATAAAAAATGTCTTTCATCGGGACCATTTGTAGCAGAAATAGAAAATTCTTTTATTTTTTTTCTATCTTTTACACAAACAATTTCAAAGGAATCTAAATTTTGTTTTGTAGGTGTACTATATCCAACATCTAACAACCAATCAATTATCGAATCATCTACAGTTTGTGATAAATCAAAATTACGTTGGCAGTGTTGAAAATTTTTTACTGTTTTTAAAAATAATTCCTGTTTATTACTCTGCATAATATTATTTATACCAATAGTTCTTGCAAAGACCCTTCAAAATTGATATGCAATCCTATTTTCCATGGCCCTTTTAATGATCCTGTACAATGCAAATTATTACTGTTAAATAATATTAAATTGCCGGGTTTAAAATTATAGGCTGTTCCTGTAAGCCCTTTGAAATATTCTGGCTTATGTTTGCCGTCTGTAAGGTATTTGTAATAAAAATCTTTGTCAATATCTTCATCAGTTTTATCATAAACACGATCATCAGTATAAGGTGTTGCTTGAAGTATTTTATTTCTATCGAAGTTGTACTTTACATCTCTGTCACCATACCAAGTTTGTCCAAACCCGTTATCTACCCATTGATCAAAAACTATAAAATGTTGTTCAATAGAATCATCTGGCAAATATATAGGCAGTAAAGCATTTATCAATTGGTAAGGTTCTTCAGAATCAACATGAGTTGTATAAAGGTTAGAATGCTTGTAAATGTTACCGCCTTGTCCTTTAATAGTTTTAAAATATTTTGATAATATAGGATCTAACACATCCTTTAAATGCGTCCATGGCGAATTTATTTTAATTACATTTGGATTGTTTGGTTTATTGATATGCAAATCTGTATTAGTATCAAAAAAGTCTTTGATATAGTTGCAAACTTCTAACGGAATGCTGTTTTCAAAACAGGTATGTCTCATAACCATTTTCCTCTATATAAGCAACAAGGTCAGGATTATAATCTTTTATATTAGTATTATAAAATCCATCTAGTTTTTTGGTCGTATGTAAAAACTCAAACCAATGCTTCTCATTGTACTTACCGCTTTTTACAAGTGTGTTTATTAGTTTTGATGCAGTTTTATTATCTTTATTTTTATCTAAAACCCAATCTATATAGGATTGCGGAGCATACAATAGCGAAAGATATCTAGGATATCTAACAAAATCAACACTCACATGATAGTTGTTTTCTTCGATTAAAAAATTTAGACTATCTGCTAATTTATTTGCTGTTAGCAAACTAACTGCACAATGAAAACTTACGTGTATATTTTTAAATATTTTTTCGTATGTTTGTGCATTTTTGTATGTTTGCTCATAGGTACTTCCAAATCTTTGATAATCGTTTACTTTGTCGTATGCATCTAAACTAACATTGATGAAAAGCATTTCATATTTGTCAAGTTTTTCTATAATTTTTTTACTAGGTATTTTTGTACCATTAGTTGCGATTTCTAATTTTATTTTACTAGGATCTGCTCTTTGCTCAATATAATCTAAAAATTTAATAAAATTTGGAGAAACAAACGGCTCGCCCCCTAACAATTTTATATAAACTAAATTGGACAAATCTATATTTTTAAATTTATCAAAACTGGGTTGTAATTTTTTATAACGATCAACTTCTTCTAAAAACTCATCTCGTCGTTGTAATTTACTACTAAATTTACTATCACACATTTTGCATTGTAAATTACAAATGTTATCTAAACTCATTTCAACGTATCGTACGCAATCAAATTCATTTGTGTATTGTTCTTTTAAATACGGAGAAAATCTATAATTTAAAAATTTTCTTAAAGACTTTCTGTCAGTAAGTTCGCTATTTTGTTCTTGTATATAACACTTTGTACATTCTTCACGCTTCACTCCATCTAACATATCTTGGCGAAGTTTTTTTAGATAGTCGTTATTCATTTCTTGAATACCATTATTTTTTAAGGCATCTAAATTTACGTTTACTGGATCATCTAAAGTCAAGTATCTACAACACGGCTTGAGTGCTTCGTCGGGACGCACACATAGATGAATCCATGGCAACATACAAAATGTATCACTTTTATTATAATCTGTCGACATCTATACTTGCAAATCCAATTATACTACGTTTGTATTCTGTGCTTACATCTGGCAACAAATTATCTTTTAAAAACCAACTACTACTATGCCATCTGCGTGTGTCAAAAATCATAGCTGTTCCTACTTCCCATTTGTATGCACTATGAAACTTCAAATCTGCATATTCTTTATAATATTCTGTGCCGTGCGGATTATATTTTAATACTTCATCGTCAAACAAATAATCTTTACGATACTCATATACTTCGTTATTGTCTGCATATCTCATTTCGCCTTTTCTATATATTAGTTTTCGAGGAATACTAGATACAATATTATAATTTATAGTATACGGTTGTTTACAATTCCAATCTAAAGGAATAATCACTCCTAAAATAATATGACAATCGTGTGTAATTACTCCGTCTGCCTTAGGTTTCCAACTATTAGGAAAACTTGTGTAATCTGTATGTAATCCTGCAGGTTCTCCACTGTGGAAATATTCAAAATTCCAATCGTACTTGTGATCCATTAGTTTTGTAAAATAATCTGTCAGTTCTTTTTTTGTTTCAATCGGTACTGAACAAAATTTGTTAAAATTATTTCTACCTGTAAATTTTACATTATTAGAATCTAAATATTCTAATTGTTCTTGTTTATATTTTTCTACTGGCAAATCTATCGTGTGTGAACCAAAATTATTATAATATATTTTATAAGCAGCAGATCCGTTTGCTTCGCCTACTTTTATATTACCTAAAGAATTTATAGCATTTAATATTTTTTCACCATAAGTTTTATGTCTTAGATTTCTTGCTATTATTACACTGTCTTTATTTAAAAAAGTTTTTGCTTTATTGTAAACTTTTTTCCAGTCTATACTTTTTCCTACTAACCCCATACTAACAATATCAAATTTATGTTCATAATTCCAGTCTTCAAAATATGCTTGATACATTTCTGCAAAAGGACAATTTTTGGAGAACATATCTTTTGTGATTACTTCTCCTAAATTATTTTCATCAAAGTAGCCTTTGTTCCAATCAATTTGTAATCGTACTTGCTCTTGTTCCCATGGATCAACTGCAACATATTTCCAATCAGGAAATTTTGGCTGTAGGAAAGAAAACAGTCTTCCGGCGGCTGCACCAATCTCTAATATTGTGCCGGTCTTGCCAATGTTACGCATTTGTGATGCTACAAGTTCCATTTCATCTATAGATATCCAACCATCGACTACTGTCACTGTCTTTCATTCCTTTCAATTTGATTTAATCCCTTATCAGTACCACGCTCATCAAATATACCTTCTATTAGAAAACGTAAGGGTGTACGCACACCAAATTGGTGTTTGCCGTTTTCATCGGATAACCATCCTACATGTATACTATTGGTTTCTTCTAGATCAAAATCATTACAAACTTTTGAATATAATTCACTATAATTTGACCACCAATAATCAGGTCCAAAATGTCTCATTGCTTCAACGCCTATCCACATATCACTTACATTTGCATAAGCAAAGTCGTTCATAATACTTATTGGTCCTACAGTTTTTTCTCTAGTATAACGAATACCGATACGTTGACTGCCCATTCCTAATGCTTTGCTTAGACTTACACTTACGCTTTGTACAGCAGGATGTGTCACATCAAATTCAAAATTTCTACACTGCCCAAACCAAGCACCGTCAATATGAACTGGAATATCATGCTCATCACAGTAATCTAACAATAAATCAAACTTATCGTGATAGCCGGTGGTGATACAACTAGGATAACTTACAATAAAAACATCGCCTTTGATCAATTCTTTGTAATTAGTTATTTGTTTGACTTTAAAATCTGTTAGTCGTCTGTGATACTTGTATTCACCTTTGTACGTAGCTATATTAGCGCCGTACAGCTGGTGTAGTTCGTCTAACTGATGTGTAGTACCAAGTATAGCATCTCTGCGTGTAAAGGTCTCTAAACCTATGTATTTTACATATTTATGTGCATGTATCCAAGAGTCAACTTCTTTAAGAAAAACTTCTGTGTAAGCGTGTGGATCTTTTGGATAATCTTTCATTCTTAAATTTTGTCTAAATTTTGTAAACTTACTTAGGTACATAGGACGTTGACGTCTAGTGCCTAGCATTTCAAATGTTATATCTTCATACTTCATATTTGTCTAACCATGGCCACAATTCTCGCCAATTTGTTCCTCTACGTATATCAAATTTGTCTAGCATTTCTTTCAAATATTTTATATCTTCTAAAACATGTTCTTGCCTATTTACTTTTTTTCTAAATCCGTCAATCCATACCTTCGTTTGTTTATCAGACGTATTTGCAATAGCTTGATCAAATTCTTTATCAAAAAATCCAAAAGGAAAGATACCTGCATCCATGTAAGGACGGCCGCAAACAAAACTCAAGCTATGTTTAAAATTTCTTATTTGTTTCCATTCTGTTATTTTTTTACACAAGTCTGGTAAAGTTTGCATTGTCAAGCTAATAATTGTACCATGTATTTTTAAATCAATATCTGGGTAATCATTTAAAATAGTTAAAAAGTTTTCTTCCCAGTTTTTTAAATTTAATCCTGTACGTATATATTCTTGCTGTGGCCCCCAACAATCTAAACTGCATACTATTTGAACACCAAATAAATGATCACGTTGCTTTAAACTAGATAGCTTGTCTAACATTCTACGTAGTTTTTGATTTTCAACTTTTAAATTTGAAAAAATACCAAATCTTAAATCTGGACATGGTTTATTTTCAAAAAAATCTATATTTTTTTCTAATTCAGGTTGAAAGAAAGGTTCACCACCTAATACATTATAATGATAAATTTCTTTAGCATTTTTTTCTAACCATTTCCAATGCGCTTCGAGCATTTTAGGATATTGCTTTCTACCTTCTTCTAATTTTTCTAATTCACGGCCAGCAATTGGGCCAAACTTTTTTTCCTCATATTCCCATACAGTGCTGTATTCTGCACTACAATATATACAACTAAGATTGCATAAATTATTGAAGTAAACTTCTACCATACGAGGTGTTACATTTATTGCCTTTGAATTTTTATCTAATTCAGGAGGAGCAAAATCTGTATCAGCGTGTGCCTTAGTCCTATCGCTTGGTGCACCAGCTCTTTCTAAATTCCTACAATATTCGCAGCCGTCTCCAGGCCACTGTCCATTCAGCATTTTCTTGCGATGTTCTAATTTTAAAGGAGTATTATGAAAATCTTTATATGTTTCAGGTGTAATATTACTTGATTTGACTCTATGACAACTATTAGTTGAACCTTCCATTAGCCTTATTGTACTCCACGTCCATTTGAGTAAACATACTGGATCATTTAATTTATATTTTTTTAAAAAATTGTCTTTTTTCATTTGTTATCTATATCCATTTTTCTACCACTGCGTCTAATTTACAAGGACATGCTCTATAATCGCATACAATAGGATCATCTGGCAATGTGTAGTTGCCTGTTTTAATATTACCTAAACTGCCGCCTACTCCTTTTGTACATCTTTTGATATTACCATTAGGCTCAACCATAAGTCTACGTATACCAGCTGTACAAGTATATCCTTCAAATTTATGTAATCCTTGATCTAATACTTTCATAAATTTCATAGGCTCACCATTAAAATGTAGTGTTTGAGGTATTTTCCAATCAATGCCAAACGGTCTCATTTTATTATAACTATTATTCTGTATCCATTCACGTTGTTCGTCTGTATATTCAAAATAACTTGTACCATCTATACTTGTTCTAGTAAACTTTGGTGTTATTTCAATGTTTAAATTTTTTAATCTTTCATACAATGCCTTTGCTCGTTCAAAGTTGTCGGGCACAATCATCAAAGGTACACTTACACTGGCCTTGTGTTGCATTATTTTTGCAACTTCAACAAAGTGATCATCATTTGCTTCTTCGGCATGCCAACTTAAAAATACAAATGCACGTTGAGTTTTAAACTGTTCCCAATAACGTAAAGTTCTGCTGGCATTTGTTGCATATTCTACAAAAACATTCTCATCGCTGATAGTATCTACAAACTCTTGAAACTTGGGCCACACTGTTGGTTCTCCACCTAACACTTCGACATAAATGTATTTGTTACGTTTTTTTATATTTTCTATCAAGTCTATATACGGTTGCCAGTCGGTCGGCCATCTATGACTGCCATCTCTATGATAATCATTACAATAACTACAATTATAGTTGCAGACGTTGTGAACAAATAGTGTAAGCACACAACAGTCTAAATTTTCACTTGTTATATGCATCTATTTTCTCTTTAAATTTTTTTGCTGCTACCTTATGAGCGTTTTTGCCAGGATGTACTTTGTCTAAAGCTAAATCAATTTCTCGTATCTTTAAAAAATCCACATCTTCAATATGAACTATATTAAATTTAGGTGGATTTACTATATATTTCAAATTAATTGTAAAATGATAGTTTTTTAAATTTAAATAATCTAAAAATAATTTTGCATAATTCATACAAGTCCACATTTGATGATAATAATCAAATTCTCCAAGTTTTAATCTTTGTACATACCAAGGTTTCATAAAATTATCCAAAGGCAATGCCTGAGTCGCAATGCCATTTTCATCTATAATACAATCTCTTGTTGGATACGTCCATAATATAACAACTATATCTGATCTGCTGAAAGAAAAATTTTGAATATAATATAATATTTCTCTGTTAGATGCCCCACATTTTGAAAGATTAATTGTAGGTATTTTTAATTTTTTACCTAAAATATAAGGCCACGCAAATTTACTAGGATTATCTCCCGGTTGGTTAGGACGCACATGACAATCTGGTAAACCATGACCATATGTGTAGCTGCAACCAAATGTGATCAATCTACCAGTCATAAAATAAATCCTTGTATTGCGGTACAATATCTAAAATGTTTTGTTTACGTATTTTATCTAATTTTAATGTAGTATCAATAAACGTAGGTAAATGCTCGCTATAATCTTCACTATTCATAAAACGTTCAACCTTGTTTAATATATCAACAAAGTTTGTTTTAATTTTTTGTTCATAATCTGTTGATTGAATCCATAACTTATATTCCGCAAATGTATTACATACCTGTTGTTTATATTCAGCAGGTAACATTTTTACATTATAATGTTTAGGTGCATGACACATATGATATGTTACTATAGGTTTTGCTGTGCTCAATGGATTAAATTTTGTTAAACCACTATCTACTAATTTCCAACGCATAAACTCAGGTAAGTGAAATAAATTCAACGGTGTTACAGTATAAGTAAACCAACCTTTGAGATTTATATTCTGGTTAGCTTCTAGTTTTACCATATTATCATAAACTTTGTCCCAATTTGCAGGAGTTCGTTGATAATTAAAAACATCGCCATATCCGTCAATACTAGCACCTATACGTATTTGTTTAAATTTTTCCCATAATTTTACAATATTTTTTGTTACATTTGTCAAATTACTATTATATTCTATTTCAATATTATGACTGTTTCCATTAGCAACTAGTCTTTCTAATAGTTCTAAATGTTCATCTATAATTAAAGGCTCACCGCCTACTATATACATACGCTTTGTATTGTGAGTGTGTTTTTCAAACTGATTCCAGAACCAATTGCTTTGTTTAAACCAATTATAGCTATCTGTTTCCCATCTGCCTTTTTCATTTTTTTCTAAAACAACTGTACCATGAGTATCGTTAAATTGATTCCTATTGTGTAATTTTACATAATCATTAAACCATGTGTGACTTTCTGTAGGGCCACACATGCGACACTTTAAGTTACAAAAATTTCCATATCGTATATCAAAAAATTCAATAGGTTGTGCATTAGTATCAATACTGCCATCTTCGTTGGTAACAGCTCTAGCTGCTTCTACATCAAAGTTACCACTATACTCACCCCACTCTAAAACTTCATGCTCACGTCTGCTTTTGATGCCATTTATTTCTTCTTGTCTACAACGTTCACATTCTGGATGCCACTCGTCATTTAGCATTTTTAAACGTACTTCTTTAAGAAGTTCTCCGTTCCTGGCATTGTCAATTTCGTGCTTACCTATATTGTAGGGTGTGCCATCTTCCATCCTTACTATGCCTCTATTCTTAGTATAGCTATTGGTATTACAACAGATACGAATATCCCCGTTGTTTCTAATATTGATACTATTCCACGGCATTGGACAAAATGTTTTAGACATCTTTAGGTTCAGTGTCCTTTAGTAATTCGTATAATTCTGGAATGTATGTTTCAATACTATGTCCACGTATTTTATCTAAACGTCTTGTGGCTTCCCAGAACTGTGGTAAGTATTCGCTAAAATCTTTTGCATACATATAATCAATATATTGATTTAAAAGTTTTTCTACTTCACGCTTGCTGGCTTTTTTACGATCATCTGTAAAGTTACTGTCTTCGATCAGCTGAATAAGTTTAGGTTTATATCTTTCGTATTTGGCTTTAACAGCATCTTTAGCAAATTGAGGTAACATACGCACATTGTAAAACTTTGGACCATGTAGCGGATGTGGTGTAATTATAGGACGTACATTGTCGTCATTTATTTTTGGTATTTTGTTTAATATAATCCATTCCATAAATTCAGGAAAATGTAAAACATTAAACACATTGATAGTAGCAGCAATCCATACTTTAAAATTACCTTCTGCTTTACTAAGTTTAATAAGATTTTCATGTATTTTATCAAAATGGCTTGGATATCTCATATAATAGTTTAAATCGCCAACTCCATCGACACTTGCACCAATTTGAATACGCTTAAAATGCTTCCAAACATCCCATGCTCGTTGAGGTATATTTGTTAGGTTACTGTTATATTCTACAGTAATTTTATTGGCAACACCTTCGTCTACACATTTCTGTAAAAATTCATAGTGCCTGTCAATCATAAGTGGTTCACCGCCTACAATATACAGTTTTCGTATTTCTTTAATATTGGCATCCATTTGTTCCCAATAATGATCACTTTCGTGCCAATCGTATAAATTGTGCTCAGGTGCATATTTGCCTTTTGAATTTTTTACAAGGTTTACTTTGCCGTGACTGTCTCTATAACTAGGACCCCATAATTTTACTTGGTCTTCATACCACATATTACTATCAGTAGGACCACACATACGACATTTTAAATTACATAAATTGCCAAATCTTACATCATAAAAACTACAATCTATTGCATCAACATCAATAGTACCATCTTCTTGTGTATGCGATAATAAGTCTTCCCAATTATGATGTCCGCTGCGTATCCATATATCGTTTTCATAAACTTGTCGACTACGCATGCCTGATTCGTTTTCAGTTTGACATCTTACACAATCAGGATGCCATTCTCCATTCATCATAGCTTTGCGTATATCTTTGGCTATATCACTATTTCTAGTTTCTTTTAAATTTGCAGTACGTGCATTGTAAACCTTGCCTTCAGAATCTTTCATTATTCCGCCAGTAGGACCGTGCTGTGTTTGACAACACACTCTTATATCGCCGTTAGCTCTGAGACTTTGACTCATCCACGGTATTGGACATAGTGTGTCTTTCATGTTTTCTCCATTATATACGTATTTAATAAATTAAAATAATTCTGGCGTGATTAGTGGTTCAATTTTATCCCAAAGCTCAGGATTTTTATCCATCCAGTGTTCGTTTCTAATTTTGTTAAATTGCGAATCATTTCTTACAAACAAACCAAAATCGCCATCGACATTCATTTCATTTTTTAACAAATTTATAATTTTTTTATAAATGACTGTTGTTTTACTTTCTAAATCATCTAGGTAATCTAAAAGCCAAAGTTTAATATCTTTTGGTAAGTTTCTAGGTTGCATCCATTGAGGGCCATCTACAACAACACATTCATGATATAGTTCATTATCTTCACAAAAGTCAATTATTTCGTGTAACTTATTTACATTATAAGCACTAATAGCACTGTGAACATTTATATTGTTAAAATGCTGTTTATACCATTGCACATTTTTAGAAACATTTTTCCAATTACTATCTTTTCTTAAAAATTCATTGAGTGTACCGTAACTGTCAATACTCAAATCAATATTTACATTTTTACATTGCTTTAACAAATCTAATAATTCATCGTCTGGAGTAATGCTTACATTTGTCACTAATAATATTGTAATATTTTCAAGTGTACATTTGTTCAAGACTTTTTTAAGTTTGGCTTGTTCCATCATAGGCTCTCCACCTAAAACTTTAATAAAACGTAAATCACTTAGATCGTAATTATCAACAATTGTATTGTCAGTGATAACACCTTTAGGTATTTCCATGCCTAGTTTTTTAGCGTCACTATACCAATGTGTGCTCAGCTGAGGCATACACATTCTACACTTATTATTACACACGTTAGATAATGCTAGATCAATATTTGTAAGTTTTTTTATACGACCTAAACCTTCTTCTTCGCTTGGAAGTCCAAAGTCACTACCCCAAGGTGCAATTAAATCTGTACGCATACTTCTTGCACTGTGTTTTTCATCTTCGTAGCATTTTCTACAACCATGCACATATTCATCATTGAGCATTTTTTGGCGTAACCAATTCATATATTCGTGATTAAACGGATCAGGATGTGCTACATTTAGATCTTCAGGGACTTCTTCCTGTCTAAAGATACAACAAGGAAATATCTGTCCATCTGGACGCATCGCCATATGATGGAATGGCATTACACATGCATGTTTAGGTATCTTCTTCATACCACATTTCCGGTTGCATAGGATCTATACTAATTTCATTTATATTTAAGTGCTTTGGTTGATCTACAATCCACTTGATATATTCAGCAGCTACATCAATATCCATGCATTTTCTATCAGGGTGTTTTTCTTGATTATTACTAAGTGTTCCAAAACTAATATAACTTATTTTTGGTCCACTTGCCCATACACCTGTTAGTCCTAGCGTGTTTGAATAATCTCGCAATGCTTTCTTTTCTGCATTATACAACCATGCGCCTCCTTTTTTTACTCTGTCTGTTGTGCTACCTATATTGATAATATGACAGTTGTGTTTTTCTAGCACACACTTTTTATACACAATGTCTAACAAGCTGCTTTGATTAAATCTAAACAATGCACTACAATTTACAAAAACATCGTGTGCTAATACTGCTTCGGCACAGCGTTCCATGTCTAATTTTTTTCCAAAATCATAACCTGTTTCTCTACTGATAAATTCTGCATCAGGATATAACTTGTAAAGTGCAGCAGCTACTCCAAAATTTTTGTTACCTGTTATAATCATTCATAACTCCTAAATCTATATGATTACCTAAAACATCAAAAAATCTATCTTGCTTCATACTTTTTGGCGCACACAATCCACAACCGCAAGTTTGTTTTGGACATACGATTGTAGGTAAACTACCTGATTCCATTTGTTGTCTAAGTTCTTCTATAAGTTTTTTACCTTCACTAATTTTACCTATACGTCCTCGTTTGCTATCAAAACGTGCTTGGCAAGTTTGATGGTGGTAAATGCTATCTGTTTGTTGTTCTAAATGTAGGAAGAACCAATTGACACTACAATTCCATCCTTTGAATTCTCTAAAGTCTACAAAATTACTTTTGCGTGACTCGCTGCCATTGTGTAATAACATATCTCTGCTACCGCAACATGGACGTCCAATACTATTTCCTAATTTTTTTGCATTTTTTACAACATCTCCAGCAGCACTACTAGCATATACTGCATCATTTTTTTGTTTCCAATAGTTTTTCATCCAAGCAAGTTGTTCTTCACTGTACTTGTGTGCAAATGTGGGTTTACTATCTGGCTCTTCGCCTATGACTCTTGGTACAAAGTCTACTTCGTGTGCCTTTAAGAACTCGCATAATTCTACACATTCGTCAAAATACTCTGCATGGAACATAACATTTACACTAACTGTAAATTGATACATTGATCCTTGATATGCAAACTGTAAAATTCTGTCTTTTACTTGCTGCTTTAGTTTATCATCGCTTTCGCTGTGGTAACTTACCGTTGCGTGACCAAAATTTTCCATAACTGCTTGGCCCATTTTTTCACTCATAGCACCATTAGTGGTTAGAGCAAATCCTGCTTCCCAACGGTCGGCATATTTTTCTTCGTATTGCTGTTTTAGATATTGAGCAAACGGAATAAAGTGTGGGTTGACTGTAGGTTCGCCACCTGTAAATCCAAAACTAGCTATTTTTGTATTGCGATACTGCATATATAAGTCAGTATATTCATACAAAAAGTCAACATTGTTTTTTAATTCTTCAAGTGTTGCGTGTTTACTGAAATTATCGTGCCTATGTGCAGGGCAGTATGTGCAATCATAGTTGCATCTACGTCCTGTATCCCAAGTAACTTGAAAAACTTTGCCTGTTAGCAGGTCAATTGTATCAAAACTCATTTATTTCCTTTATTACTTGTTGTACTCTATTGTTTGCCCAGGCACGTTCTTCACACCACCAACATTGATTGCATTCAGGAATGTGCATACCTGCACTATAATCTTTAAAATGTCCGCAGGCATCCTTTATTACATCGTGATGATTGATATCGCCCTCACAACTGCGTGTTGTTTCATATAAATCCATTATGTTGTGTATGTAATACTGGGCAACAATCCAATCTTTTTTTACAAATCTAAAAGGATGCACAAATGTAGCATTTACTTTGCCGCTGTAAAACCATAAATCGGCTAGTTGTCCGTCTTCTGCATCTTTATCTCTATTGGGCATACGATCTTCACGTAAATCGTCTGGATTTTTACTTGTAGCATTATACACAGCATCGAGTTTATATTCCCATGCAGCAAACTTGTTAAAACTTCCTACAATAATCTGATCTCCGCTGCGACCATTTATTACAGGTCCAATTACTCCGTGTTCTAATTCTGGCGGAATATATGTAGTGTATCTATTTTCGATAATATAAGGAAACAAGTCTTTTAGTTTGTTAAAAACTTGCATGGAAATATGCCCTTGCCACGGTCTTGTTTCCCAACAACGTTGATATGTAATAACATCAACCTTTGTATTTAGATTGTAACGCTGAATTAGACTGCATAGTAAATATGTCAACAAAGCACTATCTGCTCCGCCACTGAGATTTATACCAACTCTTTGCCACTTGCTGTCAAACGGAATAGTAAGATGCGACACAGTATGTAGTAATACAGTATCAGCAATATTTTTATAAAGACTATTATTTACTTCATACATTATATACTAATTCTCCGTCTACAAACTTAAAACGTTGTATATGATCATTGAAGTTTTGATTCCATAATGCGTCTGATTTAGGAATATACTTTAACAAGGCTTGATAATCTTTATTTGTAGCTTGGTGTTTCATAACATATTCTCTTACTTGCTCAATGGCTTGTAATGCACTGGTAATATCAGTCCACCATCCGTATTTTATTTCTTCATCCCAAACATAATTATACATTTCTTTAGTTGTAAGAATATTCTTTCTGCGTTCCTTGTCTATTTTAATTACAGCATTCCTTGCATTTTCTATCTCATTTAGAGTAGGACCTCTAAATTTTAACATCATTACACTGGGATTTAAATAAGCAGGTGTATAAACTATACTGCAATTTATATAATCTAATTCAAGAGACAAAAATCCACGCATAACATCTTCAAATTCCATCAACTGATATACACTTGTAGTACATACCAAGTTTATATGACTGTGCTTGTTATCAACTGCTTTGAATTTTTCTATGTTTTCTTTAAGTTTATTCCAATCGCCTTGTCTAAAGTATGGATACAAGCGAGGTCCTGCATCTACACTTATCATTATATTACAATATCCAAATTTTTTCAAGAGAAAACTTAGGGCTTTTGGATCAAAATCTGCATTAAAGTTACTATGGAATATAATTTTTATGTTTTTTGCGTTTGGATGTTCACTTAGTTTTTCAAGTGTGGGCAAAAATTGCTTCTGATATAATACTTCACCACCTGCAAAATCAATACGCTCTAGGTTTGGAAAATTTTTGTTTAAATCTTCTGCTATTTCTAATGCACGTTTGGTACTAATTTGCATTGTAAAATCATCATCCGTAGACGACCTATGCATACGACCAGTAAGTTGATGCAGTTGATATTGATGATCTTCTTCGTCGGGTTCATAACCTTTGAGCTTTTTCATCCAACCGCTACTAAACACTTGACTACAATGTAAACATGCCATGTTACAACTGTGACTGAAACGTATTTCTACTGTTTTTAATCCTGCAAAATCTACTTCGCCTGTTTCTGTATTGTAGTATGTGAGATCTGCTTCTTGTTCTTGACGCATACTTGTGCCGCTACGGTCACGCTCTACGTGTTCGCACATATCACAGCCAAAACTCCACTCACCTCGCATCATTTCTAATCTATGTTTGCGGAATAATTCGTTATTGTAAAACTCGCTAGGCAGCCAAGCATCATCTAGTATTTGCATTTTTTCATGTTGCTGCGGACAACTGGTTACAAAGCCATTTTTAAAGTTCAATCCACCTATTGTGTAGTAGCAAGGTAAACTCATAAGTTCTCCAATAGAAAGCCATTACAATTATCTAATCCCCACTGCTTTTCTTGGCAGAAAAAACAATGTCCGCACTCTGGAGGATATTGTCTATTGTGTCTATATTCTTCACCAAACTCTGCAACATCACCTTCGCAACTACGTGTAAGTTTTAGCAAATCCCACTGATTGTAATTATGATACTGTGCCATTGTAAAGTTTTTGCGTAATAAACCAAATGGATTGATAGCAGGACCGCTAATAGCCCAATTCCAATTGTCTTTCATATATTCTTCATTGCGGAATGTAGGTTCGTCTTCAGTAGCGAACGGAGGATTCATTGTTATACCTGTATAAATCAAATCAATCTTGTATCTGTGCATTACATATTCTTGAAAATCTAATGTACATAACACATCACAGTTTGCTTCTCTTGGTAATTTTGTAAACAAATGTTCTTTACCCAAACGTGTAAGCGGCACATCTTCAAACTCAGGAGGTAAAAATCCCCACACTTGTTCTTGTATAATATCAGGAAAGCGTACCTTTAAATAATTATATACATCTTCTGCCATAGGCGCAAGCCAAGGTTTTTCTTTCCAAAAACGTACAAGTGTCATACAATAAATTTTATTTTTGTAATTGTTTTTTTCAATATAGTCGCAGAGCATATATGTTAGTATACTGCTGTCTGCACCACCACTTAAACTTACTAGCAAGTTTTTTGCATTTGGATCAAAATGCACAGGCAATCCATTTATTCTATGTATCTCAGGATATGGACGAAAAAGCATTTCATAGGTTTTTACAAAATTTTCATCCTTATATCCTGCTTCTAAATAATCGAGATAATGTTTATCGTCCATCAAATATGTCCTTCATTTCAGGAAATACTTCTGCAAAATTATTGCCACGTTGTGTATCGCACCTGTGTAAAAATTCTTGCATTTCGGGCAAACGTCTGCTCCAGTCCTCGCTTTCCATAAACGATAACATTCCTTTTAAACGTTTAATACCATAAGGTGCAGCATCAAACATTTCTTTTGTAATTTTACCTTTGTGCCAAACAGGTACACCAAGTTCCCAGTTTTCCTCCCACCAAGGATAAAATTCTTCATACTTTTTACGTACTTCTGCTTTGAACCAGTCTGGTAATACTTTTACATTCAAGTGTGGTGGATGATATACAAAGTGATAATTTATTCCACCTGCACCAAATGGCCACATATTGATTTTATTAAAGTTTTGTGTTAGTTTCCATTTGATAAAATCTGGCAAATAATAAATGTTTAATGCTTGTACAGCACAAGCAACTGTAATTTCTACATTATTGCTGGTTTCTTTGTCTAATATATGGAAAACTTCTTCTGTACGTTTCCATTTACTAGGATAACGTATATAGTCATTCATTTCGTGTATACTGTCTACACTATAATGGAATCTTACAAGTTTAAATTCTTTCCATAAATCAAAGAGATCTTCGCGCCACTCGACTCCATTGGAGTTATATCTAAGTTCAAGGTTTCCTGCATATCCTTGTCTAATGCATTCTTCAAGGATTTCATAATGTTCCTCGATAATAAGACTTTCGCCACCTGCAAAATAAATCTGCTGCATATTAGGAATTTGCTCATAAAATTGTTGCCAAAAGATTGGATTTTGTTTATGCCAGTTGTAACTGCTTCCATTTGTACTTCCTTTGTCTTGCCATTGCATTGTTTCTTTAAGAGACTCATTTTGAACTGCTGGAAAAATCTTTTTATAATCTTTAATCCAGCCTGAACTATCGTGTGGTGAACACATAACACACGCAAGTTGACATTTGGTACCAAAACGTAAATCAATATATGCTAGTTGCGGAGGTACTTCGCCATCTTCTGTGGTATTAGCAATCAAGTCATCTACATTTACACGTTGACTCCAATACGCTGTTTCCCACATACGCTTACTATTATGTCCAGCTGCTTCTTCTTTGTAACACTTTAAACAACTAGGAGGTTTTTCACCATTCATCATTTGTTTGCGAACATTACGCATATAATGACTATTCCAAGCAGTTTGAAAATCTGTAACATTCAAGTTATTTGGTTTGCCATCATCTGTTTTAAGAATACCAACTTGTCCACCGTGTTCTTTATCGTTAGTTGGTCCAACACTACTTGCGTTGGCAGTGCAGCACACTCTCATACTGCCATCTGGTCTTGTGCTTAAATGCACCCAAGGAAGGATGCAAAATGTATCCGATACTTTGCTCATACTGTACTTACCTAATTATCTGCGTAGTTTATTTCGTTATGATACGCTTTGTTTTTTGCACAAGTTCTAATACATCTTGTGAAATGCAGTGGGTGTGTTGGTTCCCAACTTGCTGCCAATAGTTCACTGAACCATTCGTGTTTTTGTATGTCTTTGATACTATGATGTTTTAAACTATTCCAATCAGGATCAAACTGATTTAGTTTATCTATAATACCTTCTTTGTTTTTAAAAGCACTGTCCCATAAAAAACAACAAGGCCACATAGTTTGATCACTAGCAATAAAAATCTCACCTTCGTGTATATACTTGCACACCACAGTTTTTAGTATTTCATCTGTTTGTTTTTTATCTGCTTTATTTGCTTTATATTCAGTAATAAATTTGTCAAGGTCTTTGATTACATCTTTTTTGCTGTGTTCTTTTTTACCTGTAGTAGTGATAATTTTTTCTTCTTTGTTTTTTTTCTTGCCAAGTTTTGCAATCCAGTCGTGATAACTGTTGCGCATACCTGTACGAGTAGCAAATTCAAATCCTAATACCGCAGCGTGTGCTTTGGCAGTTGGCAATTCGTTTTCATTATGATCAAACACAATGTATATCCAAGTTGCGTGTTGTTCAGGTGCAGTTTCTGCAAATGCTGCAATGTTACGTTCTATCACATTCCATTTGGTATTGACACGATATATATGATTTGTTTCTCTATGTCCATCTATGCAAAAATGTATATGCACTAAACCAGGATGTTGTGCTGCTATACTACCTAGTTCTTTCCACCAGTCTTGTGTGTTATATCCACCATTTGTACTAAACTCACAATACCCTCCACGCTGTACAAGATAACGTGTCATTTCTAAACAATCAGGATTTACTATAGGATCTCCTAGTACACCGCAAAATTTAAATTCAACCCCACTATAATCATCTGCAGGGAAAATACGTTGCAAATCTTGCAACGTAAATGAATTTATTTGTAAAGATTCTTTGTTCAGTGTCCTAGCACAACCCGGACAGGCTGCATTACAATCACTGGTAATTTCTAACTCTACTTTGCGTATCACTTGAACTGTGCTCCAAACGGATCAAATTCTTTACCGCACTTCATACTACAGACTTTTAATTTGCCATCGGCACAACTTGACTTTTTCCAACTGTTTTCAATGTTATCAAATATACCAGTTTCAAACACTGCACGTAAACCGTGTGTTTTAGCACTGATTGCATCTTTACCGCCAACAGCATCAATAAAGTCCCACACTTGTTCCACCTTTGGATCTTTGTGCCACCATTTGTACATACGTCCAGCAGTCCAGCAACAAGGCATTGCAAGTCCTTCTGCTGTGATAAACAAGTTGCCTTCGTCTTTTACCTTGCAATGTATTTCAGCACGATCATAATATGCATCCATACTACCGTGTTTGTCTTTTACTTTGTCATACTGTTTAATTGCATCATTTTGAAACTCTGCTTTTGGTTTTGCTAACTTTTGTGTTTCTTTGCCTTTGCGATTTACTGCTTGATGCGATTCTTTCTTTTCACTACTAGCAGTCACAAATCTTCCTGTTTTCTTTTTTATAAACCTTTCACATCCCCATTCATTTGCAAGTGCTTCTGCTTTCTCTACTTGATGTTGATTATGTTCAAAAATTAAAAAGTCCCAACGTGCTCTACCACCGGCATCTATAAATGCTCGCATATTGCGTTCTACATTGTCCCAGACAACACCTTGCCTGTATAAATGATTAGTGTCCCTAAGACCGTCAACGCTGAAAATAACAGCACCCATCCTGCCAAAGACTTTGGCCAGTTCGCTCCACCACGTTTCATCTCTTGCTCCTGCGTTTGTGTTCATAGAAAGCCACATGTGTTCATTGTGCTCTCTAAAGTATTCGAATATTTCTAGTGTATCACGTGCAACAATAGGATCGCCCAAGTTACCACACATATACATTGTTTTTAGTTGTGCAATAAATTCTGGTTCAAATATTATTTTACAATCATCAAGTGTTAGTTCACTTAAATCAATGTGTGGATTTAATGCACCGCCATTTTGATTGCGATCACACATAGGACAACTGGCTTGACAGTTTTGTGTATTTTCTAAGTGTATAGTTTTTATGTCTTCATACCTGTACATCGAGCACCAACTTTACATCTTTACCAGGACCAGTTTTACTAGGCAAATCTCCGTATTGTTCTACATACCATTCGATAACAGCACGGTACCAATTTTGACTATTGTGATGTGCTTTTTTATTAAACTGCCAAATATTGTTGTTTGTTGCTTGCATAGTGCTTAGAGCTCTTGCACTTTCTGTTTGAAGTTCACGTAATGTTAAATCATTTATATCCAATTTTCATAAACCTTGTATACTTTTCTAATGGCAGTGCGCCTTCATATAAAACTTTTGACATAGGAGCAGCAGCACTAAATTCTTCTAATGTCTTTTTACAATTTACATGTTCTTCTATTTCAAAATAATCATTTCCTTGTATAATTATAAGTTGATTATCTAATATATTTCCATACCAATTATCAAAATCGTCTATATGCTCTGTACTTGTATTGATTACTGTATTAGGATAACCCCACAATGTTTCTTTTGATCCGTCGCTTTTATTTACTTCGTATATATGCTCATCAAACATAATTTCTTGTATATCTTGTGTACAGGAGGTAAATCTCCAATCTTGCAATACCCATTTTTTGTTAAAAGTTTCTGCAATTTTCCAAACATCGGGATCAATATCAAAACTTACTATTTTTTCTACATTACACCTTGATTCAAATAACATAGTTGCTAACGTAGCATACCAACCTGCACATAAGAATACAACACCTAAGTCAACGTCTAATTCTTCAAGTGTATTTACTAACCATAGTTTACTGCTAATTTGTCCTCTACTAAAACAATCTTTATCAAATTCAATGTTGTTTGTTATTAAATCTTTTAAGGCTTTAACAAAATAGCTATCAGTATATCTTTCTAAAACTTTAAACAAACTCCATATATTGTCATCTGTGATTAATTTTTTTAAATCTTCATCTTTTATAAGTCTAAAAATACTAAAAATGTTATCTTCTAATACTGCCTTACGCAAATCCTCATTTCCTGGAAGTAATCTAAATAAACTATGAAGATTTTCTTCTAATACTGCTTTACGTAAATCTTCTACTTCGCCAACACATCTTTTGTTGTCAATAACTCTAAAAATACTATGCATATTTTTGCTTACAATAGCTTTGCTTAGTTCTTCTTCTTCTACAAGTTGTAAAATGCTATAGACATCTTCATCAATATATGATCTTCTAAGCAAAGAAAATTTTTCATTGTCTGCATTTAACAGTTCAAATCTATCTAGTATTTCAAATATTTCCATCAAACTTTTCCTTTAACCAGTCAAAGTCATTGATACGTTTCAATTCTTCTGTATTGTTCCTATGACGAGCACCATACGATGCGCCTGCTTTTGCACCTTTTAACGCATATTCTGCAAAAGGAGGATCATTTTCTGTATATATACACCAAGTTCTCAATCTTTTATTTGTTTCCTCGTCCTTTTGTCTGTCTATAATTTTACTGCTCAACTTGACACATTCTCTAAAAGCACTTTTCCATGTGTTAAAAGGATCAGTGTTAAAAGCTGTAATATTAGAAATTTTATTCATAGCTACAAACTTGTTACTAATACTGGTTGTCATATCAGGTTTGCTTGTATCCATTGTTAAAGTTAGTTCTGTAGGAAACAATTTTATTCCACCGTAGCCATATACTAAACCATTTACCGGATTTAAACTTCTCCACACATGCACAGCACCTTTATTATGATGTTCTGGAATATAATCAAATGCAAAATCATCCATCAGTTGTGCATCGCCGTCTATAATCCAAAACATTTCTGTTTCACATAAACTAGCAGCGGCTATGTGTGCTTGATGAATTCCTTTTACACCGTGTATGCGTTTTACATCTGGAAAACGTTCTAATATACGATCATAATTTTCGTCTGCATTTGGCTCATTGTAACTGATAAAAACTTTATCAAAATCACTAACAACCGGTTCACTTGCTTGTATTTCAACAAACTTTTTATTGATATAAAAACGTGCTTTTAACTCACCAGGCCCGTGGTGACTGTTTTTAGGCATCAATGCTATACCATCATAAAATTCACCATTTAAAAAAACGTGTGTAATGTCTTGACTATAATCATCTGGTACATAATCAAATTCAAAATTATCTTTTACAACTAGATTGTTATAAACAATCCAAACAAACTTGGTTAAACATTTTTGTTTTGCCTCTGGTACTGTGCTTGCACATTTAGCCGTAGGCACAGATTGCTTTAAATCTAAAAATAATTTTTCAGACGGATCGCCTATAAAATAAACATCATACATACAGTAATTATATGATAATATAACTTTGAAGTCAAGAACAGAATAGATAAATAATGTAGCGGAGGACGTTATGGCAGATTTTATACCAGGTGAAGCATATAGATTAGATATCGTTGGTGCAGACGAATCTATAATTGTAGATAGTTGGCAAGGAACTATAAAAGCAAATACTGTATCAGATTTAGGTATGGTACAAGTTGATGTATCTACAGGAAAACTTTATGGACCAATGGTTGGTGATATCGAAGACACCGAAGGTAATATTATATTTGACATTACGTCTCAAACATTAAAAGCAGACGTATATGGTAGTGTTTATGATAATAGTGGTGCTGTTAAAATTATCGACGGCATGACTGGTAAGATTACTGGTTCTTTAAGTGGTAATGTAATTGATATTGATGGCGCTACAATGGTTGATACTGCAACCAAAACTATTACCGCAAATACTTTTACTGGTGATCTATACGGTGATGTTTATGGAAATCTTACAACTGATAGTGTAGTATATGGCACATTTAGCGGTGATTTTAATGGTACTTCATATGGTGAATTTTTTGGTGATAGCACAGGTACACACAACGGTGATGTAATAGGTGATGTTACTGGTAATGTTACAGGACAACTTACCGGTAGTGTTACAGGAGAATTACTTGCAGTAAGAGAAGGTGCAGATGTTCCAGAACGTCTTACAGGATGGAATGAACATTTCCAACAATGGGAATGGTATGGCGGTGTAGGCAATCCATTTCCAGGTGAAGACCACGATGTTGCCAGAGGACCAATTATATTAGCTGGTCCAGACAGAACAGAAACTGCACTTAGAGCAAACGTAATTCATTACAACGGAACAGAAATTATCAAATTACACACAGAAATTGATCCAGACTGTGATACTGCACCTGCTACTATTAGAGGAAATTTTGATGGTAACTTTATATACAGTGACAGTAACGGTGCGCAAGATGCATTGACTGTTAGTGCGCAAGGAACAGTGTTACACCCCGTAAATGGTGTAGTAACAATTGGTGGCTATATCACAGATGCAATCGATTGTGATGTAAATATTTTTTCTGATGTAATTACAGTTGAAACTAGTGCGGATGAAGAATTTTTAAATGTAAAAAACTACAATGGTACAGTAAATGCAAAAACTGCTGTGGGAACAGATAATCCACTTGCAATTATTTCAGGTGAAGGTTACAACGGAACAGACTTTGTAACTGGTGGCTTATTTGGTATATATGCAGATGCAGCACCAACTGATACTCATGTAGAAAGTAAATTTGTTGTTAGCTTACCAAAAGGCAATGACAATCATGATCAAACAAATCCAAGACGTTTGAGCTTCGACGGTGATGGTGTTTTGACTGTGCCTGTTTTCAAAGCAAGAGGTACAACTTTTGCAGATAGAGATAGTATGGTTGCAGAAGCAGGTATGATTATTTTCAATACAAGTTCTAGTAAATTCCAAGGTTATACTGGAACAACTTGGGTTGACTTACACTAAATCTATGTTATAATGAAACAATAGAAATTTGGAGGTTCTTTCAGTATGATCTACATTGATGGCGTAGAATATCTTAAAAGCAACAATGAACACGTTAAAACATCAGTAATAAACTATCTTGAAAACTGGAACATTACTGTTAGTACAAGCGGAACAACAGGCAACCCAAAAACATATCAACACAGTGCAAAACTAATGAGACAAGTTGCAGAATACAATGCAGAATATTTCATGCTTGACTCTAATAGTAGTATGATGGCATTGTACAATCCTAGAGGTATTGGATTTACAAGTATGAGTTTGTATCCTTGTCACGTTGCAAACTGCGATACATTTATTGAAACTACAGTTGCAAATCTACCAGATCGAATCCGTGAAGTACAGCCAACAAATATGTTGATACTTCCTAATGTTTGGAAAACTTGGCATAGACACAAGAAATGGAAAAACTTGGATTTAAGTTGTATGAAGCAAATGCAGGTAGGCAGTGATATTACTCCTACAGGACTAATGGAAGATTTACGAGCTCGTGGCGCACAACAAGTAAACACAGGTTATGGAAGTACAGAAGTACCACCTATCATTATGAGTACAGAACGCCAAGACGTGTACAATTTTAATGATATCAATCCAAATATTGATTTTAAATTTGTTGAGCACGATGACGGTACAACTGAATTTTACTGCAAATACAAAGAACAAACAGAATGGTGGGACAGCGGCGATCTTGTTGAATTTAACAGTGCAGATGAATTTAGATTGTCTGGAAGAAGATACAATGCATTTAAAATGGAAAATTGC